TGACGCTGTTTGGAAACCCAGACTGTGCTGGTACATCACGCAACCCCTGTCTGTACGTTGTCCACGCGCTTGCCATTGTTACGTCAGAATTAGCCATCCAATCGCATTCCGCTAGTCTCTTATCACGTTCTTCGCGCACTTGTGCAGCGGCCCTGTCATTTGCACCGTCAGCCCACGCTTGTTCTTCTGCATCACGAGCGGTTTCCTCATCTGCGGAGAACTGCACCATGTTGCCATTAACGTTGTGGTATCTTGGCATTTTATTCTCCTATGAATTAACTAAGCCGTACATAGTAATTGTTCCTGATGCTATGTTTCCAGAACTAAACAAAAACTGAACCGCATTAACAACTGTAGCAACTTTCGTTCCACCACTACTGATCACGGTTGCAATGCTACCCGTGTATTGTGTATTAACACCACTTGGAACTGCATAAGTTCGTGCATTTATTTGAGGGCTGTTTATTTTAACATCAAGCGAGCCTCCCTCTGTTGCGGCAACGTTTCCAAAACCAAAATACATTTGAGGTATTAAATTTCCATCTCCAGCAGAAAAACCCGGACTTGCTCCAACGATATAATAACTATCACTTGCAGATAAGTAATTAGAACCACCGTCAACAGACATTCTTACGCCAAATATTGCTTCATCTGTTGCAGGAACAATATTGCCGCACGTAAACAAGTAACTGTCATATTTACTTGAATCAAAACCTGTAAAATTAGCAGTTGCTGCGTTACTTACATCAGCAGTAGCAATAAACTCTAACCCACCACCGATCTTAGTACCCATATAGGTAGCTAATCTACTCATGGTAGCTTTACGATTGGTCCCACCCGCACCATCATCAACAACCATTAAGTCAGCATCGACCAACGCTGCGCCAATATCTGTACCACCGTTAATATCCAGATCAGCAATGTTTATACTGCCATCAGGAAACGTAGGAGTACCCGCAAACGTCACGCCCGTTGTACCTGTTGGTATCGACATTACTGTAGCGTCTGCATCGTTCTTAATAGTTACGTCTGATGTAGAACCTTGACCTGTAAGCACCAAGCCATCAGCCGCAGCATAGCCCATAGCGGCAACGTCACCTGCAGACGTATCGCCCGTGGGCAAGAATGTTCCGCCGCTTGCAGTAACGTCACCCGTAAATGTCTGTGCTGATACTTCAAATGTGCTATAAGAAATAATCTCTAACGTGTCGTTAGCAACCGCAGCAACTGCCAGCACAACGTCTGAGCTATTGGTCGCGGTAAAATCGGCAGGCGCAAGTTTTACACCGTTCATATAAACATCTACAAATCCGGGTGTATATCCACTTGTGGGGAAGCTGGTTTGCCCAGACGTTGCCGTAAATGAATCACGCTTTTGTGTAGCCTGCGGGACTGCGCCCGTGCCGATATATCCAGCCATTAGGTAATCTCCAAGACCGATAATACAGTATCTACGCTGCTACCCGTGTCTGATATTACTTTAACAACATCAGCAGCTTCTAAGATAATTTTCCCATCCAGCACAGACAGCGCCCCTTGCGCGGGTATCGGTGCGTTTTTAACAATGTAATAATCTGTGCCGCTTCTGGTAATATAGGCACTGACCTTAATTTGGCTTGTGAGAATGTTAGCGAGGTTAATACCCACCGCAACCGTCTGTGTGCTTGACGGCACTGTGCGTACAGTAGCCGCAGAGGTTCCCGTTGCACTCGCCAAATAACTCTTGAATGTATTAGCCATCGTTTATCCTAACGCTATGCTTAATGCCAAAACGTCACCAATTGAAGGCGCTGCGGCCCCCGCTACAAACAAACTTGGGACGCTCAAGTCTGTAAAGGCGTCAGTCATGGCTGCGCCAGAACCCGCTCCATCAGAAAAAACAGCCTTAACTTGACTGTTTGGTATTGTGATTGTGTTGCCAGTGCCTTGCTTAATGATAATGTTGTACGGGCCTGAAGAACCACTATCGGTAGTAGCGTTCTCTATAAACCACATTTTATTGACAGTGTTTGGGCCAATAGTAATTGTGCAATCTGAATCCAAAGCGCCTGTGTATTTTAGATACAAAGATCGTCCGGGGTCTGTTGCTCCATCTGCAATAGTAGTTGCATGAGTGTTTGCATTTGTTGTTATGGCTTCAGTGCCGTAACTAAATGCTTCAGCGATTAATTCTAAGTTAGTGTTGGTTGTCGTACCCCAAGAGCCTGATTGTTCACCAGTTCCTATCTCTTCTAATCTTAGATCGTTTGTGTAAACACTAGCCATGTAAGTTTCCTAAACACTGTAAGCTGACATATTTATATCGCGCATATCATTAAGACGCAATCTTTTTCCAATTTGGTGAAGAACTAGGAGATATTTGCGTCCAATCTCCCGGCGGGGCTGGGGTTATTGGGGTCCAGTTTGCGTTATGTATAGGCGTTATATTATTCCAAACAAACGCTGTTCCCAACTCCATAGTGGCAGAAACACCTTCTGGATATACATACTGGCCTATTCCTATTGAAACAGGGAACGGATCGCGCCCTGTGGCTGACACCCCTGCAACCGCATAACCAAATGCTACAGTAACAGACCCAACGCTTCCTGTAGCTGACACGCCTGTAACGGATACGTCGATAGGTATGTTGACAGCTACGTCCCCAACTGAGCCTGTTCCTGCAACGCCTGTAGCAGAGATATTCGCATCTACTTTGGTTGTTACGCTTCCAACACCAGACGAACCACTAACACCTGTCGCAGCAACAGAGGCACCGAATTTTATTGTTACAGCCCCTGAAGAGCCTGTAGCTGATACACCTGTCGCGGAAGCCTGACCATCAGCTTCAACGCTGACAGAACCCACACTGCCCGTTCCCAACACACCTGTTACAGATTGATTTGTGTTGGCGTCTACTGTTGTAGAACCTACGCTACCAACGGCTCCTATACCTGACGCGGGAATGTTCGCTGATAATGTTAAACCTACAGAGCCAACACCGCCTGTCGCTGACAGACCCGTTACAGGCTGCGTTACTCCGCTAGTTGTGGTCGCACTACCAACAGATGCGGTTCCGAATACGCCTGTAACATTTTGAACAACAGAACTTGTTGTTTGCGGTATGTTGCCAACTTCACCTGTTCCAACAACACCAGAAGCAGAAATGTTATTGTCAAACTCAAGGCTTACAGTGCCTACACTGCCTGTCGCAGATACACCTGTTACAGAAACATTTTTTCCAATTCTAGCGTCTACCGTCCCTATAGCAGACGTACCAGAAACACCAGAAACGGAAACGTTTACATCGCTAGAAACGGTGGCAGAACCAACAGACCCTATAGAGTTTATACCTACTGGGTGGGCATTTGCATCTGCGTCTATAGCGACAGAATCTAAAGCAGTTGTTCCCACAACTCCTGTAACGGGTATGTTTGCTGAAAGACCTGTAAAGGTAGTTCCAACAGCGCCTGTGCCAGAAACCCCTGTTACAGTAAAGTTTGCATCGCCAGAAACAGTAGAAGAACCAACAGCGCCTGTAGATGATACTCCCGTAACAGGAACATTCGCATCTCCTGATACAGTATGCGCGGTGCCAACTGACCCTGTAGCTACTACTGCGCTGGCTGAAATGTTACCAATACCAGTAACAGTTACGCTTCCAACACTGCCTGTAGCCGCTAAACCTGTCGCTGTTGTATTCGCGGCACCTGTCGTTGTTACAGACCCAACACTTGCTGTCGCTGAAACCCCTGTAACGGAAATATTTGCCGCGCTAGTGGTAGTTACGCTACCAACCGAACCTGTAGCGGCTATACCTGTAACGGGCTGCGTTACACCGCTAGTAGTTGTTACACTGCCAACAGAAGCAGTACCCGCTACACCTGTAACGGATACGCCTACAGATAGGCTATTCCAAGAGCCAGAACCCCAACCACCTCGGCCCCAGCCAGAATAAGGAAGTGGCATGGGTTATCCCCCAATTAGGCGATACGAATAAGGGCGTTGCTTGAATTGTTAGTGGGCATAACTACAGTAAAATCACCCGCACTTGCAGCTTTATCCCCCCCAAAGTCTAGTACACACACCGTTGGATCGCCTGAAGCTGTGTCGTTAAAGACCAATGCGCCGCGAACTGCTGTAAGTGTAACATTGCTAAACACAGCATTACTAAACTGAGTAAAAGCAGTTGTTCCCGAAGATGCTGGGTCTATCCTAGTTAAAGCAACACCTTTAGCGGTGTAGTTTGTCCCGCTAACTTCGTTTCCAGAAGTATACGCAGTGGTAGCCGCATTGAAACTTGCACTATTTGTATACATAGCTAGGTTAAAGGTGTTTCCACCTGAAGACTTAAAGTTATGCACACCTTCCATCAGTTCTTTTTTGAACGAGGTACACATGAAGTTTCCTGAGAATGCCATTTACATTTTCCTTATATATTCAGCTAGTTTTTTATGACCAGCATCACTGATTGCATTATATACAGTAGTTCTATCGCTTTGGATAGCCTGTTTCATGTAGACTGCGATTACAGTCGCCATCTGTTGTTTGTACGCTAAGGCTTGATCCCTTATAGCTGGTGGGGCGTCATCAGCCACAGACATAAGACGATCAGCACAAAGTTCTGCTACTTCCTCTGGCGTAAAGCCACGGTTGTTGGTGGTTCTAACTTCAACACTACCAACAGACATTTCAAACGGCATGTTCATCTTCTGTAACTATCTCCCTTGTTTGCTGCATCAATAATAGAAAGCTCACGCAACGCTGTTTCATATCTTTCTTTATATTGTTGCATAATATCAGCTTCGCCTTTCATAAAATTGTATGCTTCAACTAATGAACCATACAACAAAACAGATTCGGCATTTTCACCAAGCCATGATGTGTTTGTGGTTACTATAGACTTAGGCAAGAAATAGTAATGCAGTTCAACAGTATATGTCGCGTTAGGTGTTGGGCCTACAATGAAATGACCAAATGTATTCGCGGCAATAGCATCACCGTCGAACTGTCCATAATACTTTGGAACGCCTTGTGTAGCAGCTACAGGAAACGCCTCACGCATAAAATTAACATCTTTTTCAAGCAAGTAGGTGTAAGCTGCGGTTGTAGGATCAATAATTGCCAAAGAAAAAACAGCTAAAAAATCATCTGGTCTTTGCAAATATTGATTGCCTTGCGTAAGTGTGCCTGTGCTGTTTGATCTTACTTCAGGAATAGTTACGGTTCTAAATATTCGCTGTTCTGCCTGTTGAATAAACGTAGGTATTAAAGAAACAAATGTTGTTTCTTCATTTTCTGTATATTCTTTTATAGCAGACGTTAATTCTGTATAATTCATTGGCTTACCCTCATGGTGTGTTCGCCGTCTTCACCATAACATCACACTATTGTTATGTTTCCAACCATACTGCTATGGCTGGTGCATTGATACACTAAAGAAGTGTCAGAAGGCTCATGCGGTACAATAAACTGTGTCAGCCCTGACGTTGAGTTGTAGTTGTCAGTAACGCCTGTTGTAAAAGCGGAACCCCCATTTGAAGTTCTTATCTGCAAAGGATGACTGCCTACATTAGCCGTATTATCCAAAAGATAAGTATGACCTTTATAAAAAGTGAAGTTTGGATTATCGCCAGATGTAGCTCCGGGTCCAGTAAATGTATAGGCACTTGAACCGTTTGTTCCAGCCGTATATTTTGTTACAGGACCAGTAGTTTCATCATTTAATCTAATCCATGCACCGCCGTGCGCGAAGTATAATCCCCCTGTCGCGTGAACATGCGCTACTGCACCATGATAGGTACTAGCACTTGGTAAGTCGCTTAAATTAGCATAATAAAAAACAATCTTGTTTGCACCAGAACTTACGTCAATAACACCACTAGAATTAATTATATCTGTAAGTGTGGTGCCATTGCCAAGAGCCGCATATATCTCAGTAAAGTTTGCATTTATTTTAGTGGCACCAGAACGAAGAGTGTCTCCATTGCCATCATTTGCACTGCTTCCTATTCCTACGCTTTGTAAAGCCATGTCTTATCCTTCATCAAAAGTATCTGTTGTTGAATCTAGTGTAACAGAAGTGCTGTCAAATCTTGGGGCTGAAATGGCGGATACCGTTACAGAACCCAAACCGCCAGTGCCATCAACCCCTGAAACATTAGCAACGCTTCCCTGACTAGAACCTATGGTAATAGTGATTTCGCCAACTTGACCTTTAGCTTTTAAATTATTTTCTGTGAAGCCATATTTATCACCTGTATAACCTACAGGATTCCAGCCCCACTGAATATTGTTCATAGAACTTATATCGTGTTCTGGTCTTGGGTTTTTTAATGCTTGCGGGTCTGGCCTCGCCCGTAGTGGCTCAAGTTGTGGTTGCTTTGCTTCCCACTCATCCTTGCCTACTAGAAGACCGTTCCATTCTTTGCGCATATCACGCAATCTATACCTGAAGCCAGAACGGTCAGATATTCCATACGCCCATTTACCTGTAGCGTATTTAGACATATCGGTAATTTCTCAAGTCTGGCGATACTTTGAATGAGGCTCTATCTCTGTCCTCATCCATCGCACGATTTAACTCTTCGTCATAAATAGGTTTTAAAAGAGAAATGCGGTCAGGGGCTTTTTTTATAGCAATGTAATAAGCTAATCCTGCAGCTAGTGCTGGGTAAAACCTAAATGGTATTTGCGCAGTGTTTACATATGTATCTGCATCATCCATGCGAATAAGGGCATCATACAAAATAACATCTGTGCTGTTATCTGGCAAAGGCCACACTTTTAGGTTCGGATTTATTTGTCTATCTACAAAATACTGCGTAGCCCTGCCTTTTGTAGATTTTGTTGGAATATTTAAGTATGTGTCGCGGCTAATTCTGTTTAGCGCATAATCTGTACCGCTTCTGCGAACAACTAGGGACAATATATCTATAACGTCCGCACCAAGGCTAGTCTCACCATCACCCTCTGTAACTGTGAAACTCCTTTGCGCAATAGTCCATTGATTTAAACCTCGATTTGCCCAATCAGCGAACAAGAGATTTAAAGAACGTTTTGCTGTCCGCAGATCATAACCTGTTTGGGCCTCAAGACCACAACGCTCAAAAGCCTCTTCGATGTAATCAGCTACGTCTAATTCAAAGTCTTTTGAGCCTGATACAGTCATTTCTTGTTCCTTTTTAGGGATTTAACCCTACGTGGCTTTCCAGCAGGTTGTCCAATGCGTTTTTTCTGCGAAATTCTACTTCTTTTTTCTGTTGCTGTCATTTCTGACGCTGTTTTTGGTGTTTTTGAACTAACTCTTTTACTAGGTCTGCAGTATGGTGTGCCACGTTTTTCACCTTTTTTGCGCCCACAAGCCTTACCTGTCCTAACGTCTTTCCAATCCTCTTTAAACCAACGCTTTAAGGCAGCACCCTTTTTTGTTTTGCGAACAGCCATTAGGTCATCCTTGTTACCTTACGGCGATTGCCCATGACTTTGCCACACCCATTAGCTATAGCCTCTCCACCTTTCATCATTCTGCGTACAGGTCTTTTTCTAAAATTATTATTCGGCTCAATTGCGCCACCCATCGCTTTTTTAACAGGCTTTTTCTTACTATTACCCCAGTTTTTAGCGCCTACCTTTCGGCATTTCGCAATGGCACCACTGGCATATGCGCTAGGAAAAACTTTGTACCTAGCCTTTACCTTTTTATAACAAGCGTCTTTAGGCATATTAACACTTCCATCTTTTACGTGCTTGCCGCAAACGACTGTTAGGGTCTTTAGCCGCCTTTGGAAATTTCTTCATTTGTCCAGCAGAACGGGCGCAGTATGACTTTCTGCGATTGGCGGCTTTACTTCCCGCTTTTACTTTTCCTGTAACGGCTGTTTTTAATTTAGAGCCGGGATTTTTGCGTTTGTACGCGGCAACACCCTTTTTAGTCATGCCAGCGCCTGATTTTGTCTTGCGGTAATTACCGCCTTTACCAGTAGTTTTCCGTATCGGATTTTCTTTTTTACGCGGCATTTCTCACCTGCTGTATAATAGGGGGCATCGCCCCCTACTACATTTAAGATAAAAAGATTGTTAGCTCATTGTTTGAACCTGTAAACGCCGAAACAAACACACCATCAGTGAATATCATTCCATCATCAGGTATATAAAGCTCATTCATGCCTACTGGAAATTTCTGCACTATCATAGTAGCGCCACCATTCCCATTAGTCAGAGTAAATGAACCTGCTGCTTCAGCATAGATATTAACAGTTCTAAGCCTAGACCTAGAAGGCCCAATAAGGGCCGCAGCATCACCTTGAGCTACATTGTATCCTGTTACTGGGCCAGCCATTTACTTACTCCTTATGCTACAAGATTGCTGGCTTGCTGATACAGAACAGTCGCTCTGATTTCACCTGCGTCAGTAGCACCTGTGGTAGTCCAAGTAAGGCGAACATCTGTTGTGTTAGATGTTTCAGCCCAAGACAATGCACCACCAGCTTCAGTGGTAGGGTACTTGCGTCCTGCGCCAGAAGCTACGGTAATCGAAAACCCGTTGATAAATGTGCCGTTTCCACCAGCAGTATCGCCAACACTGAAAACCGCAGTAGCATTACCCATAGCTGTTGGACAATCTAGCACAATATCAATGATTTGAGACTTTGCAGGAATAACTACGTCAGTGACGTTTGCAGCAGACGCGCCGCCTGCAAGAGAGCCAGTAGTAAAGGACTGTGCCATGACAACTTGGCCTGTATTTTTAATATCAGAGCCTACGGTTGTTCCAGTAGTATCTTTGATTGTTCCTGCCAGAATTGGCCCGGAAAAAGTAGTTGTACCCATGTCTATCTCCTGTCGTGGGTTAAGTCAGACGCTATTTGCGCCTGTCAGGGATAAGCAAATAATACACAACAATCCAAAAAAAGAAAGGGGGCAGATGAACTGCCCCCAATCAAAACCAAACATTTGTTCGGGTTACGCTCCGGGCGAACCAAATACGCAACGTGGGTCCGAGAAACCAAATGAATAACGCTCACGCGCTTTAAAGCGCATGTTGCCTGTATCAAAGTCTGCTTCCATGTTTGTACGCATGGGAGAACGCTCAAAGTGCTTGAAGCCATTTGGCGCATCAGTTTTGATAAAGAACGCATCAGTATCGGTGAGGAAGTGGTTAATTGTATAACCCTCTGGCACCATACCCATGTTCTTTGTCGCGTTAATATCATTGTCAGCAGTGCCGGGACGCAAGGTCGATTCCAGCAGACGATCTGCAATGAACTGAAGCTGTGGTGGAATAATCAGCTTAGTGCCACGAAGGGCAATAATCATA